CGGGAGGATCACCTCTACTGCCACCGCCGGGAGGAGCACCTCTACTGCCACCGCCGGGAGGACCGGGAGGACCGGGAGGATCACCTCTACTGCCACCGCCGAGAGGACCGGGAGGATCACCTCTACTGCCACCGCCGGGAGGAGCACCTCTACTGCCACCGCCGGGAGGACCGGGAGGATCACCTCTACTGCCACCGCCGAGAGGACCGGGAGGACCGGGAGGATCACCTCTACTGCCGGGAGCACCTGGATCGGGTGCCCCCGGACCAGGTTTAAATCAACTGGTGCGCGATAAAGGGTATCGCTTCAGAACGCGTCGGCATCGGCCAGGGTTTGATCCTTATCATGATCTTGCGGCTTCGGATTCACCACCGGCTGCGGCTCCAGTACCGGCTCCGGCTCCGGCACTGGCATTGGCACCGGCTCCAGTACCGGCTGCGGCTCCAGTACCGGCTGCGGCTCCGAGTGATGGGTTCCTTGGTACCGCAAACGATCTCAACCACAGCACCGCGAGGTTAAGACAGTTGAGAGGTAGGGTGGATTTAGGCGGCACGCGTCGTCGCGTTTCAACTTTAAGAAGGAAGCCCAAGACAAGAAGTAAGAATGGACATAGATCTCCTCGTAAATCCACAGTCCGCAGGTATCGCAAATCTAGAAACCGTCGACCTGCCTACGCTCACGTTTGATGAAGTCTCTGCGCCCACCCCCGCGCCTGGACCCAAGCTGGTCCCTTCGTCTGAAGAGACGGGTCCCGTGAGTATGGGCGGTACAATGAACTTCAATGCCGAGCCCTATGCACCTCAGGTTGCTCCTCGCAAGATGTCGGATGAGGCGCTGATGAAGGAGAAGTATGAGATTCTTCGTAAGTTTGAGCGCCTGAGCAAGATGGGTGTCCCGATGCGCAAGCGGTTCACGATGGACTCCCCGCTGGACGAAATGAAGCTGGAGCTAGAGTTCATCAAGCGTGAGAAGAACATGGATGCGACCATTAAGCAGTTCTCGGAGTGGTTTGTCACGGCAATGAGTGGTCTGGAGTATGGCTCCAAGCATGTCACCTTGCTGAAGGCGTTTGGTCTTCAGCTGGATGGTCTGTCGGAGTCTGCACAGATGAACGTTGTGGACCTGGAGGACGATTTTGAGGAGCTGTACGATCAGTATGGTGACAACCTCAAGATGCACCCGCTGGTGAAGATCCCGATGCGTGCTTGCATGATGGTGTACATGGTGCACCTGACGAACCAGATGACCCGCAAGGCTCCAATCCCGAACATTGATGATATCATGCGTCAGAACCCGGACATCGCACGGTCCCTGGCAGCAGCGGCAATGCAGAACCAGACCGCCCAGATGCGCACAACTGCCAATGTTCCTCCTCCACCCCAGGCGACGAACCCGCTCTCCGGTCTGATGAGCTTTATGCAGTCTGGAATGCCGCCTGCCCCTCCGCCATCCATGATCCCCAAGCAACCCGCTGCCGATAAGCAGGTCAAGATTGGCGGCGGCACCAAGGTCAAGGCACCGGCTCCCGCGCCCGCTCCCGCCCCGGTTCAGGAAATGCGTAGCCCTCCCAACATCGATGAGCTCCTGAAGAACATCAAGCAGTCGGTTGTGGTTCCCCCGGGCAATGGTCCTCCTGCGGCAGTTCCTGCGTCAGCCCTCCGTGGATCCAATCCCAAGAAGAACGCTGGATCTACAGGAAAAAACTCAGTAGTAATTAAGCTCTAATGAAGTTCTCCGATGTACGAGCGGGGATGACAGTAAGATTTGATCATCACGATTCCGCCAACTGGTATTCATTTCATGGAGATTTTCTACGAAATCCCAACTTTACAACTCCAGAGAACTGGTTCAATGAACACTATCGCAAGTATGAAGGGATTCCTATCAAGGTTACAAGGATTAAAGATGTAGACTATCATGGATACCAGTGGAAATCATTGTACGGATACTCTCCAAGCGGATCCATGGCAATCTCGCAACATTGGTTTCTGCCTAACGACGAAAACGCGTTTACAGAACTTAACAGGGGTGTAAATGAGCAAGTCAAAATGGCACCCAAGCCGTCAGCCAAGAGCAGGAAGAATATGGTTATGGGAGAGTTGAGAGCAATGCCTGGTGCGGTCGATTACAATGAAGCCGCCGAGCGGTTTGGTACGGGTGGTCGCCGTGGTCGTCGCCGTCATCTTCGACACACGCGCCGTCGCTAAAAACTAACGTTAATATAAATGCCTCCTAAGAAAGAAGTCGGAAGCGTTTTAAAGTTTCCAAAGGAAAGTCGTCCACCGCCCGCTCGGGAACAAACGCCTGAAGAGAAGGCGGTTTCGGATGCGGCGGCGCTCGCATCGATAGAGTCATTTATGAGCGAAGCAGATCGCGAAGAGCTCAAGAAAAGAGAGGCGGCTGCAAAAAAAGGAGGTCGCGGTCGTCGTCGCCGCACTCGGCGTCGCACGTCACGGCGCACCCGCAAAATGAGCAAGACGCGCCGCTCGTAATTGTTCGGGTGTCAGCGTAACTGCTGGTCCAACTGCCTCTCCTTGTAGCTCGCACATCTGAACCCACTCCTCTTGTGTGATCTTTTGAAATGTCCGTAAACAAATCGATACATCCTTTTGAGTCTTTCTCCCCATATGCCGACAATAGTCACAGTTTGTCATGACGATATACTGTGCCCAGGGTCCAGTGCGCAACACCAGTGCATAAAATGTAGACAGTTGTTTCCAGGTGACGACGTTCTTTTTGTGCGATACGTGGGTCTTGTACTTGCATTGGACTGCATAGTACTTCCCACCCTTTTCGGCCACGATGTCGATTCCGACATCCGGGCGTTTGAGGCTTAATGTTGTTAAGATCTCTTCAGGTACATCTTTCAGGAGCCATACAGTGTCCATCTTGCGAACATGCTTGAGATACTTGACGCAGAACTCTTCAAAGACATCGCCGCGAACCTTCTTGTTGTCTCGTACTCGCATCTCGGTGAAGGTATGTGCAGGTTGAGTATACCACTTTTGACATTCGATTAAGAAGAGGTCAAAGAGACTTTGTCCATCCGGGCGCGGTGTTAGAAAAAGTGCGTGGAGATCCATCGTATCGTCTAGTTTTGCTGTCTTGCTTCTATCCATTTTATTGGAACAGCAAGGGCGCGGTCTTGTCGTAGGCAGGCTGATCAGCTTTGGAGTTGCCTGGATCTACCTTGCCGGGATTGGTCATGCCCTCGGGACCGCGACGAGAGACTCCCGAAGCAATGATGATGTATCCTGCCGTCAGCAGGGTGGAGTGGACAATATCACGGGTGGCGATGAAACACACGGCAAAGATCGCAATCCTTCGGAGGAAAATGTTGCGCTTGTACTCATCCTCATTTCCACTGAACTCGTCCACCAGGTGACGAGACCCAATGTTGAGCAAGATCATCATCACGCCGATGAAGAACTTGTTGGTGTTGATTGCATCCAGAACCGAAACTGCCTTTACCATTGTCTTGACTCAAGATTTTAGACGCCGGCAGATGAAGAGGAGGTGCCGGTTGCAGGCTGGACACCACCCATGGTCATCGGCGGCATCACAGGTGGCATTGTCGGCATCGGTGTTGTCATCGGCGCCGTGCTCAGCGCCGAGTTCGGAGGAGGAGTGCTTACACTTGCACCCATCTCAGATCCTCCGGTCGGAGCAGGGGGAATGCTACCCGACATAGACGAGGAGACCATGCAAGTCTTTGTGATTGCATCCAGCGCATATCCGCTCGGGCATGTCATGGTCGGCTCGACCGTCGTTGTCGGTGTCGTGAACCCCTCCCAGCTTGTACGGGCACACCGAACATACCACACAACCAGCAGAAGGGCAATCGAGCAGCTCACCTTTTGGTGAACATACACAATCCCCGCCAGCGCTGCCGCCTTGCCTACCGATGTAGACAGGAGATCGCGAACAACCGAGAGCCCTGAACCAAACGCGAGGTAGAAAATCAGCGCGCCAACAACAAACATTTCAGTTGTTCGGGAGAGCATTTATAGTTCCCCCATATTTTTCTGTGTTTCTTTGAACAAGTGGAGTATGAACTACTCGAGTCTTGAAGATGCCTTTGGCACCCCATTTGGTCAAAGGGTGCCTGTTACACTTGAACACCCCGATAAGAAGGAGACGTTTGCCGTTGAAAACAAGCACGCGGAACTGGTGAAATCTGTTGAGAAGACGTTGCCACTGGACACCAACCCTGAAACACAGTCTTTCCGGACTGTGCTCCCGGATGCACCCCTTGACCCTCGTCTCCCCACATTCCGTCAGCAGGTACGTGAGCACTTTGGCATGAACGGTGGTGGCGGTGACGACTCCAAGCTGGATCGTATTCTTCGCCTGATTGAGCAGAACCGCACAGGCTATGCACCGGCTGCAACCCAGGATATGCTCCTGTACATTGCTACGGGTGTATTTTTCCTGTTTACGTTTGATACCTTTGTGACGCTGGGCAAGTCTATGCGCGGTCGCTAGGTCCCAGGCGGGTTGACATCGACGAGAAGTTATCAAATCCATTGTCGAGGTACTCAATCTCGAAGGTCAGGCAATAGTTCGCGCCGTTCACATTGGAACTCGTTGCCACTCCAGTGGTTGTGTTTGAGAGTGTCCAGTAGATGAACCCCTGGCTACCCTGTTGAGAGTGAAGACGAGGGCGAATACGAAGACGATCCAGCTTTCCAATTGGAGGACTGAAGTTTGCCTTGTTCTCTTGACCAGAGTGATCGTTGTATTCAATAAATCCACTTGTTACGACGGCTGTTGCAATCGACATCTTGGTGTAGACCGTATTTGGAATCTTTGCAAAGAAGCTGTCCGGGAACTGCGACCTGTTTCCTGCAACTGCGGTCTCGTCGCATTTGTTCAGACCATCAATGTCAACAAGGAAATAGTTAGGAATATAGTTTGAAGCCGTTGATGTATGCACGTGGACATCGTTGGTATATACGGCATTTGCAACATTGGATCCGTTCGTATACGAATGGGCATATGCAAGATCTAACGATGGAAACTCTGCACTCATCAGGCGGAGGGACACCACCTTCTCGTAGACACGGGGGAGGTAGACAACAAACTCACCGTTCGTGTAATAGATACCTGTATCACGATCGCCAGAGTCAACATGAAGCACCTTCTTCACGGTGCGAAGTTCCGGAGTCGGCGTGGACTTGTTCACAATGCTTCCACGATAATCAAACTGCATTATTACTTCCCAGCTAAATCTTTATCGGCAGTTCTCCACGTTTTGCCATGGAGCACAAAAGAGTGAACACGAGCCATACCCCATGCTTCGGGCGAGGCACCCGGGCGGTGACCTGTGCGCCAGGCAGCCATACCACGATTGTACACTTTACGGAGGGTGCCTGCTGATACGCCCGTAGCCTTGGCGATTGCGGGAATTCCCGTCACACCGGGATACTTGGTGTGGAACCGACTCGTATACGATGAAGGGCGACGCCGGGTTCCCTTGTCGGTCTTGAAGGGCTTGTAGGCTTTTGGATCCTTCCAAGACATCTTGGCGCGCCGGGTGATCTCCTTGTGTCTCTGTGCCTTGCGACGTGTGGATAAGCCACGATAGTATTTAGGGGGCCACAGCATTGTATAATCTGCGTTAAAAATCAAATGGGAGACTCTGGAGCCACTGACATCGGTCAGAACGTGAGCTGGACGATCACACTGGAGGACTACTTTGCTCAGACAGGTGAAAAGGCGAACGGACTCGCCATTATGCATAAGAAGGCTGAGGGTATCTTTAGTCGCCGTAAGGTGTATATTGATCTTCCTGTCATTGTGGGATCGGGTGCGGTTGCCTTCTTGAACGCTGGATCGTCCAGTTTGTTCGCGGGAAATGCCCAACTTGCCGCCACCTCGCTGGGCGTTGCGTCCCTTGCAATTGGTATTCTCAATACGATCGGCACGTATTTTGGTTGGGCGAAGCGGGCTGAGGGACACCGTATGTCTGGCATCCACTACGCGAAGCTCTATCGCTTCATCAACGTGGAGCTGCGACTTCCCCGCGAACAGCGGATGCAACCGGGCGATTTCCTGAAGTACACAAAAGATCAGTACGACCGTCTGGCCGAACTGAGCCCGCCCATTCCGAGCTCCGTTACAACGGACTTTTCTCACCGCATGGAAAAATACATGGACATCTCCAAGCCCGAGGAGACGAACGGACTCAATAAGATTGAGATCTTTGTAGATTCTGCCAATGAGCTGGGTGGAGTCGTCAGTCCTCTTGAACCTCCGCCGAAAACACCTGCGCCTTCGAAGTTGACGGTTCGGGTTCCGGTGGCGGGTCCCCCGGCAAAGACATCCGCGTAACTGCGTACTGGCGCTTTTTGTACAAGGAGTTTCGAGCTCCAAACTGCCGACGAAACTGTGGATCTACAATGTCCACAATTAACGGGTGGATCGTCCGCTTAGACTTCTCCACTCGCAGAATACGACCTACAATCTGGTCAATGTCTGGTCTCGGAGTTGCCATTACTAAGGTATTTAAGGATGGGACATCAAATCCTTCCTTACACATCGAATAGGTGGCAATCAAGATCTTCTTGTCAGCACAGAACTCGGTTCTCTTTGCAGAGGACACCTTTTGCGAGAGAATACACGCAGTCTCCCGGACTTCGGGCGACAATCCTTCCAAGATGTTCTTGCAATGCTCTACGCGATCCGACAAGACAAGCACCTGCCGACCTTCTTCCACGACATCGGCAATAATCTGGCATAGCCATCCTGTCCGATGCTCGCAGTCTGCCAACTTATTGACCATAATTGGCACGGAGACAAACCCTTGGGAGCTCAGCACAATCTCATTAAACTTTGGATCCTTGTTGACATATTCAAAGACCTCGACTGCAACTTTGGTGTCCACTGAATCGCCTGTATCGGATTTGTAGAGCATCGGTCCAAGGAACCAGTTGATCACGTACATCAGCTTATCCTTCCGGTCGGGTGTTGCCGAGAGACCTAGCATATACCTCGACGTAATTTTGGGTAACGCTTGCACAAACACCTCTGAAGCGATGTGGTGGCACTCATCAACAATGACCAAACCGATCGGTTTGAAGAGATCTGCATTTAACTCTTTCATTGAAAGCGTTTGGAGCATAACAATCACAACATCTCGGTCGGCGACTTCACATACATCTGCCTGGACTCTGCCGATCCGTGCTTTTGGTAGAAAGGATTTGATGCGATCTTCCCACTGATCTCGGAGGAAGGTGTTGTGAACAATGACAAGGGCGGGCACGCGAAGTTGAGAGGCGATATACAACGCGCAGACCGTCTTGCCTCCTCCCGTGTGGAGCGAGATAACTCCATCATGGGGTTCGGGAAGCAGGAAGGAGTCGACAACTGGACGCTGGACAGGTCGAATGGACCCTGCAAACTCCCAGTGAGCGGCGGGGGTTTGCGCAACATCTCGGGTCGAGGGAACGGCTCCGAATCGATCGAGTCCAAAGTGCTTGGGGAGGTATAGGTGCTCCTTGTCTTCGTAGTACACCTTGTACCGGGGAACAGCATGTGGGTTGATGAGAGAGAAGGGTTTAACCGTGAGTGCCTTCTTGAGAGAAAGTTCATTCGCGGTTTTTGTAATTTGGTATCCATTGAGCGTCAACATACTGTCTGTAGTCTTTACCTGTGTATGTTTCATTTTTACTCGCAGATGCGCTCAACACTCATGTAGAGAATCTGATCCACAATGTCGAGGATTGCCGGCTCGGCCTCCTTCAGGTCACTCACATGATAGATGATCGACGGACCCGTCGCCGGCGACACCTGAATCTTATCCCACGGATCCTGATCCATACGCAGGGAGTACAGGATGTTCATGATGTACCGATGGACACCCTGGCGAGAAAGGGTGAATGCGTGCTTCGTCTTGCGAAGCTCACCTGCGATATAGCGAACGTTCAGCATCTCCTCGGGGTCGGATCCACGCTCAAACTCGATCTTGTCATCAACACGCTCATTGTCCGAAATAAGCCAGATCGTCAGCAGGTTCATTTCTTTATATGAACCCTACCGCCTGTAAGTGATTAGTAGCGCGCATCTTCGTCGTTATCATAATAGCCATCGTCCCTATCTTCATTTTGACGATCGGGTAAGTCACCGTGGTTTCCATCGTCCCCAACATCTTGCGTCTGATCAAAGCCTCTTTCTTCTGCTTCGTTCGGTCCTACCGGAAGTCCAACGCCAACGTCTTCGTCGTTCCGTTCTCTTTCTTCGTCTAGTTGCCGAGCAAAAAGGATGCGGTCTTTCTTGGTGATAATGTACGGCGCAAGACCACGATCTATCAAGTCTTTGGTAATTTCACGCTCGGAGTCTGTCATCAATCGGAGGCGGTCTGTAAAGGCAATACGCTCCTTCGCTTTCAGTGTGTTTGTTATTTTTGTTGCCGTCTTTACATCGGCAGTCAACATCAGCAATGCAAGATCGGTCTTCTTCATTTCGTTCAACTGTGTCTTTGATCTTGCATCCTTGTTGATCTCAGACATCAACTCAAATACATATCCTTTTGTGATGTCGCGAAGGTCATCCTTTTTCTGTGCGGGATCCACAGTCTTGATCGGAGTTGTCTTCACAAAGACGGTAGAAAGTCGGCTGGCAATCAAGACGTTTGTGTGCCAGTCATCGGAGGCTTCATCTTTGCCTAACTTCAGTCGAGCAAGCACGCCCTTGTCCTTGACTGCAACTGCAATTGGCTCTTCGCGAACCGACAGGGGTGGTTGGATCGACTTTAGCTCACGAGCTCGCAGTCCTTCAAAATGGCTGATACCAGAACGAAGGGGCACATCGGGTTGCTTGATGCTGGGAGCACGCTCATTTGCCCAGTATGTTCTACCCGACGGACACGCCGGCATACCCTTGACGCTCCCAAACAGATCCTTAGTCGGCATCGCAATATCTCCGGGTATCATTGTCGACGGCCTTGTCGACTCTGTTGCCGGGGTAACCGCTTTTGAGCCTTCAAATCCCGTCCTGATGCTGGGTCCATAGACGGGACTCTTCAATAGAGTAGTGATCGAGGCTACAACCAACTTTTTGACTTTAGAAGGATCTGACAGCACAGTTCGTATTGTCTTGGCGCTTGATCCTTTGAAGGATGTAGGATATGCTTCGAGTGTCTTGGTGAGCGCCAGAATCATACTATCAACAATTGTGAATCCATCAGCCTTGTCAGTGTCGCGAGGATATCCACGAAGAGTTAACGGCTTGCTTCCGAAGGATCGACGAGGAACCAAGGGAGGCACGTGAGTCTGCATCAGCAAGACCATCTGTACAATACCCACAACACCAGAGTCTAGCTTTGCTTTGTCAAGATTCCCCGCAAGCGTAGTCCCCATTGCGATCATCTGCTGAAGCGGTTCAATCTCTGGCATCACATGGAGAATCGAAATCAGAAGAAAGAAGACCTCTTGCCAAGGGACATCCAAATTAAATAGTTCTTTGATCACCTCCATCGGATTCTTGATCTGAAGAGGACCTGACTTCCCAGACTCCAAGACATCTGCATGGCGTATCACTCGTCCATCATCTGCGAACTCTTCCTGGTCTACCAGTACATCTGAGTTGATTTGCTCTCCACATGCCTTGCAGACTCGAAAGCCATCCACACGCGCAGCCCACTTATCGTAGAATGCCCGACGGTCTTTCTCCAGGTCACCTCCTAACAGCGCCAGAGTGTGAGAACAAACCAGGAACAACCCCTTTGAATCCACATACGTTTGATCGGTCAGAAGTGCGCCCTTTACAAGATCCGTCACATCTCGAAGCTTGTCCTCTGCAAATCGATCCGTGTCTCCAAGAACGGCAACAATCTGGTGCCGGAGCTCAGAGACTTCGCGAGCAGGGGTTGAGGACGTCTTGTCCTCTTTTATGGGCTTTGGTTGAACTGGGCGTGCAGTCACCAGTGCCTTGACGTACTCCTCCAAGATCAGAGTGGGTGTCTTTTCAAGCCACTGCTTCCTGCCGCGGTATCCATCCCGCTTCCGTTCTTGTTTGATCAGTTCGAGTGGCACGCACTGGTAGATCATCTTATCCTTTGAACCCCACGTGCGACGAAGGATTCCGCGAATCGAAAAGTCTTGAAAATCCAGATTGGTCAGATCACACTCGGCAAGGGTTGTCTTGGGAAAATCAAAGTCAGCATCTGCGCCCGGTGAAATCCCAACCGTTCCATTCTGCCCTGCTTGAGAGAGGAGCATATGAACAACCAGCTCACCACCATCCAACTGGTCCATCAGCCACTGGCGAGACGACATGGCCGGAAAGTATGAGTCATAGTACTTTAGAAGGTTGTCTGACGGCTTGTCTCCGCGGGGCTTTGGAAACTCAATCATCTTCACCTCGGCGGCAGACCTTGATTCAACTGGGGGAAACCTGGACGTCCACGAGCTCCACGGAATGTCCGAGAGCTTCACATCGTAGACACGCAGATACTTCATGCCTTCGCCGTACGGATCGGATGTGACGGGAACTGCATGGGTCATGATCGCATCGAGAGACGGAACCACATCTTCAAGCCGAGCCGTTGTCTCCACCAGTACGGCATCGCTGGACTGCAGAAAAGGATGTTCGGGGAGTGGATCGGGAACGGGAACGGGGCGCTTCTTTGCGTAGTAGCCAATAAAGTGAACTGTATCTTCTGTATTTGCCATCGGCAGACTTAAGATGTCAAATCGCCCATCCTCGTGGCGCTGAGTACGTGTGTATTGAAATGAGGGCAAGGCGCGGATCGGGTTCTCGCCATCTCGATTCACTAACTCTGTTGCAACCTTTAGTTGATAAGGTACCCCTTCGGTACCCAGAGGGTGGGGCTTTGGAAGAGCTGTGACCATTCGACTATAAAAGTTGGGGAGTCGAATACGCTGTTCATCATACAAGGGGATCCACGAGTTTACATACGAATATGGGGAATATGCAATATCATCTTCAGCGGACACCGGCTTGATCCAGCTAAACTTCTTTCCATAATCTGGCTCGCGAATCACATAGGTCTCTGCAGTGGGCACAATGTGTTCTTCGTATAGATCCTTTAACCGTTCAGCTTCCTTCTTTACGACCTCTATTTGAAACTTGGTTGTCCGCCCCTTGGGGATCATCTTTTCAAATGCATCCGTCACCTGCTCTTGCAATGTATAGAATCGGATCTCTTCGGGACGCTGGATTGTTTCATCGTACTCAATCTCTTCGATGATTTGAAAGTCAGAGGCTTCAAATGTAAAAAGTTCAGCTCCACGTTGTTCACGTCTCTCCTCTTCATCCATTTCAACAAAACTCTTGCCGTTGTCCCAGCTTTTGATTTCTTCTCGCGCCTTTTTGTTTTCGCGAAAGGTTTTTGAAGCCTGAACGGCAAACTTCCCTAGTGTGTCGACCACCTTATCAACCTCCGCTTCACTCATTATACTGAGCTAAGAATGGTTTCGCAGAGTGCGACCGCCTCCGTCTTGAACTTCTCAACGACCTTGGCAGGATCCGTCTTGCTGCAGAATCGGACAATCATCTTGGGCAACAGAGGGTGTACAATCCGGTATGAGACAAAGTTGACCTTTTGGTTGTAAATGAGGATCTGCGCCAGAGCCCCGATCGTATGACCCTCCTCCTCGGTCTCAATCGAATACCAATCTCCCTCCTCGCGAAGAATCGGGTTGTTACACCAATCTTCAATCTTCTTTTTGTAGATCTGAGCTGCCTGCTTTAGGAGATCCTTCGCCGGAGTCACGCCAATGCTCTCCACGACAAAGTCAAACCAATACGGGCGACCTTCGTCATCCCGTGCGTAGGACCGCTGGATCTCGTATCCATCAAAGATCTTGGCTCGGTTCTCCCGCTCCTGCTTATCATCTCCGGCGACTTCAACATACGCCGATCGGTCAAGCTCTGCAAGATCCGGATCAATGTGGTTCTTGAACGTTGCCACACAGACCTGCGATGCACCCTTGGTCTCCACCGCCAAGGTCGCCTTTACGTGAATCGACTCCGACGGTTGAAGGCGCATAAAGTACAGTGGAGTGTCCAGATCACGATCCTTCAAGATCACATTCTTGCGAGGACCCTCAACCACAAAGTCATCGGTCGTCACATCCACCGCCTCCTTGCGAGTCAGATCCGGCGTGGCAGGAGGCAGGAACCTCAGCTCGATCGTGGTGTCACGGATCACAGAACTCTCCTCTGGCCTCACATTGATTGGGAGCATCTCCACACGGTGCTTGAGCATCTCGTGAATCATCTTGGTCGAGTTGTCAAGAATCTGAACATCACGAATGACAACCGTCGGGATCTCTGCTAACAAGATACGACGAAGACCATTCACGAAGGCGATCGGCACATTCTTAAACTCAGTTTCGAAGCGATTTTTCTTGTCAGACGCCATTGTGTATCCTCAACCTTTCGTTGTATCGTATCCGTTTTTTCTCAAGGCAAACAGCAACGAGATGAACAATCAACCTATTTTGTTTTACAGCCCGCGCTGCTCCCATTCGCAACAGATTATTCAGACGTTGAAGGGTCTTAAGAAAGAGACCCTTTGCCGTATGTTTTCAATTGATGGCAAAAGCCGGGCTGAGCTTCCTCCGTTCTTGAAGAGCGTTCCGACCCTGTACAATCCGGAGACAAAGGACGTCTACATTGGCAAGGACATCTATGCCTACATTGCCAAGCCAGTGACGTCTCGCCGTGAGGTTCCGGCTGCTCAGCAACCCACTGGATCCAAGCTTAGTGCTCAGGGTGGAAATGAAGGAATCCAAGAGTGGTCCTTTGCTGGATCTGGGTTCTCGGATATGTACTCGGACTGGGCTGCGCCGAACAAGTTTGTTGCCGACGAGCTTCACTACACATACATTGGTGGTCAACAGTATACGGCACCGACCGGAGAGCCCGAGACCAAGCAAAGCTACGAAGGTGACAAGAATGGTCGCAATGGAGATTTGGCGTCCCGGATGGAAGCGATGCAAAAACAACGCGACGCCGAGTTCGCCGGCCCCGTGCGTCAGTAAGCTTACACATTCTACCAAGATATAGAGTAGAATGTCCAAGAAGATTTTTATGGATGCTTTCTTTAACCAGTTTCACGGGTTCATGGGGGAGCTTATTCGGGTCTTTCCGAATGATGAAGACTTCCCCGCCTATGATTCTGGAGTGACTCTAGTCCAGAGAATGAATCCTGGACTGGTCTTGTCGGAGTTTGGCAAGTACGTCTTGCCCTACGAGGAAGTCATTCGTAAGCGCGATGATGGTTTCTTTATGAACCACACATTTGATTCACTGGAGCCAGACAACACGATGGATCAGGTAATCCAGAAGCTCAAGGGATATTGGATGGCAATGACAGATCAGAATAAGGACGTGATTTGGAGTTACATCCTCCTGCTACTGGACATTCACAAGAGGTGCTAGCGATCGCCAAGCTCCCGGCGTCTATTACAGTTTGTGCGCTCACGATTTAGCCTTGCAATTTCTACCGAATCACCAGAGTTGAGGGCGGCAAAGTACTCGCTTCTTGATATCTCGATACATGGCGGAAGGGTAGCAAGCTCACTAGCATTTTGGACGCGGAGTCTTTCGTCAGCGGCTGCGCGCCACGCGTCACTACCAAATGCGGGTTCGTTGGGAGCCGAAGCAGTTGCCGCGGTACCACCCTGATACTCTGGGTTCGCTGGGGGTGCGGTCGTATCTGGTGGAGTGTAGGGCACGCATACTCTGTTTTCATTAAACGCAAACCCTGTTGGACATTGCTGGTTTCCGTCATTGTTTAAAAACGGAGCGGGTGTTGAAGAAGTTCCCGAGGGTCCCGGCGGTCCCGGGGGTCCTGGGGGTCCTGGGGGACCCGGCGGTCCAGTTGCACCGGGGGTTCCTGGGGAGCCGTCTTTTCCAGGGGGTCCAGGCGCACCCCGAAGACCATACGGAGCATTCGAAAGATGTTCGCGCGAGTAGTAGATGACTAGTGCGATAACCAAGACTGCAACTAGAATCCACCCTATGTTCCTACGCGCCATTACACAGTCTCAGGAAGATTTGTAGAGTCCTCGATTCCGTACAGTCCTTTCGCACTCAAGCTAATCAGCTCGGACACCGCGGCATCGGGGTCTCCAAAGTTCTGAAACAAGATCCGCACCGCCTCTGCCGGAGACCACTTGCCATCCAGCGACGGATCATCGGGGATTGCAACATCCCGCTCATAAAAGGAATCCACCATCTCTTTCAGCACTGCGCGACTGCAGTTCTTAAAGTGAACAATCATATCGACGCGACCCGGACGAATCAGCGCCTTGTCGATGCGCTCGGGATAGTTGGAGGAAAAGGCAATGATACGACCATTAGCTTCCAAGGTTCCGTCCAGGAGGTTCAACAGAAAGGACAGGTCAAACGTATCCTTCTCTTCTTGCTTCCGTTCTCCAAAGATATCATCCTCCTTCTTCTTCTCGTCCACAACCGGCTTCTTCCATTCACGACGCAGGACCACGTCGCCCATTGCATCGATATCCTCAATCACATACAGACGCTCAGCCACAGGGATGATGTACTTCTCGGTGTTGGCACCGTTAAACACGTAGATTTCGTCATTGAAGAACAGGTGCTGAAGCTGTTGCTTCGTCTTAACTTCGGAGAGCTGAATGTTCACAATATGACGACGACCGGCGTTGGCAATTGCCTTGATGCTTGATGTCTTCCCTGTTCCAGGTGGTCCGTGAAACATAAAGCCTAGCGTATACGGAATACCTTTCTTTTCATACCAATCGCGATGTTCCAGGAAGAAGGATACACGATCCTTCACCTGTTTGCGCTGTTCGAAGAAGACGTTCTCAAAGGTTCGGGTGGTCACAAACTTGGTCTTGGTGTAGACCAGGTGAGTCGACGGGAGGGGATTTTGCACTGACCCCTTTGTCTTGGTCTGGACCATCTGATCAAAGTAGTAGCGGTGAGCTCCCAGTTTGTTTGCCATTCTCCGCTCATAGTCAGCATTGCAATTGTCCACAAAGGTCTGGAGGTGCTGGACATCGTGATCGTAGCAGTAGAGCTTGAACTTGATAATCTCTGGGGCTCCATCCGTGATCTTGAGGTCGTTCAGCTCAAAGTACACATCGTTGTCCAGACAGACCGCTTCAAACTCGTTTGGGAGGTAATCGTGATTGGTAACCGCAAGCAGGCTCTTCATTGCGGGGAGGGTGGTGACAAAACACACCACCGCATCCATTCGAGACGAATACATTGTGATGGCAGCCTGCTTGTTCGTATTTGTCTGTATTTGGCTACCACGCTCGCAGGTAATGGATGCCCTGGGCGTCTTGATCATCGAATGAGGAACTTCGGGAGCACCAGACTTGCGAGCACGACGACAGCACCATGCAGACACCCACGCAGACCACGTAGGGTAGGTCCGAACACCAATGTCAAATACATTGAGAGCCAACATATTCATCAGTGGATTCTTGGTTGCTGGCATCTGCAACATCATTTGGGTCTTGACCAGCTCATTGAACTGCATCTTTTATATGATGCCATACGATGTAATGCACTTGTCTAACGTAGCGCCCGTTTGGTGGACAGGCTTGGTCCGGCGCAGGCGGAGTTCCTTCGATGCCTTGTCCACTGTCTCTTGCGACAATGAGACAAACTTCTTGACATCGCGGATCGGACCCTGAACATTCATTGTGGGAACGTGGAGGCGGAGAGGAGGAAGCTGAACGGCAATCATATCTTCCGAGTTGGCAACATACTCCCGAAACTGCTCAATGTCCAGGGGACCACCAAACATCCTGAGCATATGACGGTGAGGAGCCGGGGTCATCGTCTTGTTCACATACAAGTTCCGGTACAGATCGGACAGAAGCGCGTGACGGCTCCAGCGAGATACATCTGACAGTGCAATGTCGTTATACAGATACGACAAGGCACACTCGGGGGAACAATAGTGTCCCTCGCATAAATACATATTCTCGTAGGCATCGTAGCTGATGGGAAGAACCGTTGCCTTCCAGGGAAACGGATGGCAGCACCACATACAGGAGGTGGTTGCGCCGTACGTAGGCGATCGGGTACGGCTTAGGATATCCTTCATCGTATCGGTATTGAATCGCTCAGCAACCCTGGAGGTCTCAACCGTTGACAGGATCTCTGCATAGTTTGTTGTGGTCTGAGTAGGCTCTGACCAAGTGGACTGGGTTACGTCTACAAAGGATGTCATACTTCCCGCGGGAACCGGGATGTTCTCTTCAGACGGAAGCCTGAGTGAAAAAATCACTGGGGCTTCGGGAAGATGTTTTCTTGGAGGCATTAGTTTCTTCAAGTGGACTGACTGAAAGTAGCAAACAAAACGGAAATACAACTGCACAAAGATACCACGGCAGTACGATGACTGACCTTTCAACTGCATATCAGCGCAAGACTCACCGCGAGCACATCCTGGATCTTCCCGACACGTACATCGGAAGTGTGACGACAGCACCCGAGGACGTATACCTCAGAGAAAATGAGACCTTCGAGGCGGCAACCATTCCGGTGAATCCTGGCTTCTACAAGCTGATTGACGAGCTCTTGGTCAATGCCCACGATCAGGTGGTGCGTCTGCGGAGCCGTCAGTCGACAAACCCGGTCAAGACCATCGAGATCACGTGTACAGCCGAGGCATTCAGTATCAAGAATGATGGTGAGCCGATTGATGTGGCGGAGCACCCAGAACACAAGACGTGGATTCCACAGATGATCTTTGGCGAGCTGCTGACGTCCACGAACTACGACAAGAACGAGAAGAAGCTCGTGGGTGGAAAGAACGGCTATGGTGTGAAGCTGGTCAACATCTTTGCGAGACAGATGGTTGTGACAGTTGTGGATCAGCCCCGTAACTTGATCTACGCTCAGACCTTCAAGAACAACATGACGGAAGTCGGAACACCGATTGTGAGACCGTGCAAGCAGAAGTCGTACGTCTGTGTGGACTGGACCCCCGACTTTGCACGATTCGGCATGACGGAGATTGACGAGGGAATGCGCCGCTTGATTGAGCGTCGTGTTTGGGATCTGGCAATGACCTTGGGCAAGGAGGTCAAGGTCAGCTGGAATGGTACGGCGGTGAAGTGCAAGAACCTGACGGAGTATGCCAAGGCGTTCGGGTGCGAGACGGTGGTCTACGAGACGCCGAATGAGCGCTGGCACATTGCAGTTGCGGACACGCCGGCAGACAAGTTGTTCAGCATGTCGTTCGTCAATGGCATCTGGACCTCGAAGGGCGGAACGCATATCGATGCAGTCACCAATCAGGTTGTGGCGCATGTCGTTGAGTATCTGGAGACGAAGAAGAAGGTCAAGGTTAAGCCGAGTCTGGTCAAGGATCATCTGGCAATCTTTGTCACCTCGATGATCGAGAACCCAAGTTTCACAAGCCAGACCAAGGAGTCGCTGACGACCAAGGTAAGTGCATTCGGATCCAGCTACAAGCTGTCCGACGATGCGCTGAAGAAGATCGTAACCAAGCTGGCGATTGTGCCCCGGATCTTGGAGGCGCAGGCGGCCAAGGACACGAAGGAGAATAGCAAGACGGACGGCAAGAAGCAGTCCAGGATTACGGGGATCCCCAAACTGGACGATGCGACCCACGCAGGCACGAAGGAGTCGGCAAAGTGTACGCTGATCTTGACAGAGGGAGACTCAGCCAAGGCGATGGCGCTGAGTGGTCTGAGCCAGGAGCAGCGCAGGTTCTTTGGCGTCTACCCGCTCAAGGGTAAGATCCTGAACGTGAAGGACACGAGCGACTCCAAGGTGGAGCAGACCAAGGAGATTGCTGAGCTGAAGAAGATCATTGGCTTGACGTCTGGCAAGAAGTACACCGATGTCAAAGATCTGCGCTACGGATCCGTGATGATCATGACGGATCAGGATCTGGATGGCAGCCACATTCGTGGTCTGCTGATCAATCTGTTCCACGAGCTCTGGCACGAGCTGATTGCGATCCCGGGGTTCCTGACCTATATGGCAACCCCAATCGTCAAGGCGCATAAGAACAAAGAACACCGCACGTTCTACTCGCAGTACGAGTATGAGCAGTGGCGCGCGGGGGAGGGTGCTAAGGGCTGGAAGGTGAAGTACTACAAGGGACTGGGTACCTCGACGCGCGACGAGGCGAAGGACTACTTCAGCAAGGTCAATGCGGTCAAGTTTGACTACGACGAGAAGTCAGACAAGTCGATCGACCTGGCATTCAACAAGCAGCGGGCAGATGATCGCAAGGAGTGGCTCAAGGGCTACGACCACACGGTGCTGGTTCCCACCGGCAACCGGGTTCCCTACGATGACTTTATCCACAAGGACCTGATCCACTTCAGCTACTACAATCTGGAGCGATCGATCCCGAACATGATGGACGGTCTGAAGACGTCGCAGCGGAAGATCCTGTATGCAGCGTTCAAGCGTAATCTGACGGCTGAGATCCGTGTTGCGCAGTTTGCGGGATACGTCTCCGAGCACACGGGCTACCACCACGGTGAGGCGTCACTGAATGAGACCATCGTGGGCATGGCACAGGACTTCATGGGCTCGAACAATATCCCGTGGCTGGTTCCCCAGGGACAGTTCGGCACCCGCATCCAGGGTGGCAAGGACGCAGCGTCGCCCCGTTATATCCACACGTATCTGCAGCCTCGGATCCGCAAGATCGTGCGCGAGGAGGACTTTGAGATCCTGAAGTATCGCGACGACGACGGTCTCCCGGTGGAGCCAGAGTGGTATGCCCCGGTCTTGCCGATGCTCCTGGTCAATGGTGCGCGTGGCATTGGCACTGGGTATTCGACCTACATTCCGCCGTGCGATCCGAAGGTCATCAAGAACAAGTTGATGCGAAAGATCCAGGCAGGGCATCCGCTGAGGAGCGAGCCCGAGCTCGTCCCATACTTTGAGGGGTTCAAGGGAACCTATACGGCAGACGGTGTGGTCGGGGTGTATCGCAAGGAGAAGGATGACTTTGTAGTGACCGAGCTTCCACCGGGGACGTGGACATCTGACTATCGCGAGTGGTTGGAGAAGGAGCTTGCTGAGGGACGCATCAAGGACTTCACAGACACGTCAACGGATCAGGACATCAATATCCGAATCAAGGGCATTGACGAGAAGGCGTTGGTGAAGTCTCTGACGGAGAAGGTGAAGACGACCAACATGCACGCCTTCAATTCACAGGGCGTCATCACCAAGTATGAGACGCTGACTGACATTCTCTGCGAGTTCTGGACAGTCCGCATCAATCTCTACGAGACGCGTCGGGAACATCAGATCAAGACGCTCCGTGCTAAGCTCCCCTATCACGTCAACGTGGTCCGGTTCATCCGCGACCAGATCCAGGACGAGCCTGAAGTCGTGCTGAAGAAGAAGAGCCTGAAGGAATGCAACGACATCCTGGGTGAGCACGAGTACCAGCACATTGACGGAAGCTACGAGTACATCATGCGCCTACCGGTGTCAGCGTTCACGTCTGAGAAGATTGCTAAGCACGAGAAGGATATGGCAGATCTGAAGACAGAGATTGCCAGACTAGAGAATACGAATGCGGAGAGGATGTGGCTCGCAGATTTAGAGGAGGTATAAATAAGTAGAGTATGAGTTACTTGGATTTACTGATTCAGCAAGACAAGGCGTCCCAACAAGTCTACAACTACGACCCTCGGATTCAAATGCAACAAACACGGTCATACTCAAAAATAGAACCTTTTTCAACTGGAACTGGTGATTCAGTTCCGACTGTATCCTACACAGAACAAACAATCGGTTCGCATTCAGATTCGGCGATTGTACAGGTATCTCCGAATACCGTGGCGGTCAAGCGATATATTGTTATAGACGCCTCTCAGCGCGACTGGGTCAAACAACCAAATCCTTTTTCAAATCTGACCTTTACGTTTGGTAAGCAAAATACAAACATAAGCAATCCACCGGTCTATACGAACAATCCATTCGTGCCTACATTTGCCACTGAGCAACAAGCACTGTCTACGCCTATTCCTGGTATTCCCAATACGCGCGGATGGACACTGTCAAACGTACAGTATCCTGCCTACAACTCCAGTCTTTTACCTGGAAACTTCATTGCGTATGACACCGGCTATAACATTGCTCCTTCGGGGTCTGGATTTGGTAGTGTGTTCACACCGTGCAACGTAGCCGCCGTTCGTCTGGTTCGTGCTGTGATGCCTCAGCGCCAGTTTTTGGATTTGCCCATTATCCCAACCGGATCCAATGCATCTATTTCTTCCAACATTCAATCCAATCTTGCCAATACAACCTTCTCAACCTTTTCGACCTACCCGTATCTGATGCTGTATCTCAATGAGTACTTTGGGCAATATGTGGGTGGTAATGAGCCGACTCGCAGGTCCTTTTCAGTAATGACTCAGAAGCAACGTCAACAGCAAGTGTTTAACACGTCGGTCGGTGTTCAGCAGTTTGACTATGAGCCTTGGGGAGAGGAGGCACTTCGTTTGCAGAGTCCCATTACCAATCTTCAGCGAATCCAAGTCAGCGTATCCGATCCGATTGGAAATGTTTTTATTCACAATGACAACCTGAAGATCTCCTTGATGCAGACCGATTCAGACGGATTGTACATCCGGTGCTTCACTCCTCAGTTCAGTTACTTCAGTGGAAATGAAATACGAATTGGCGATCGTATGATTTTCTATCCCGGAACCATTTCAAATATGTTAAAATCCCCGTATCTTGCGGTTCAAAATGAGGATAAGACTCGGTTTGTTCAAGCTCTTTTGACGGGTACGTTTCCTGTACTTCAGCTACTTGACTATGTACCCGATTCAAATGGTATTTATCAACCTCGCTCATCTTCTAATCAACCACACACTTTGCCGTATATCTCTTCATACAATGGGTTTTTGATCCCTAACTTTTTTGTCACCGGCAACAACGGGACTGTAACGCCAGCCTATCCCAGTTCGATCGACAGTGGAACGTACACAATCTTGGAACCCAACTCGCTGGTCGGCTCAAACCTGGAGTTCATGAATGCATCTCTCCAGCCGGTGTACACTCTGGAGCTGGATATTCTTCAGCCGGACACGGGTGCCATTGGAGGAAAGATTGTCTTATAACAAAGCAATGAGTTCTCCTCTTGTCGACCCCAATGCACGTTCGCTCTCAGACTTCTACACCCAAACGGCGATCCCAAATGCTCCGAAGCACACGGGTCGTCTTCCCCTGTCTGGCGATGAAGAAACGTCTACTCTTCCTCCCTATCGCTTGACTGCCCAGGAGCCGTATGTCGTCCCGTCTCGCGTCGCCGAGCAGATGCAGTACCGTCATGAATCGACTCCCCTGAACACAATCTACTTCAGCGAGTCAAACCTTGCCAACCTTCAGTCAGAGATTGCATCGGCTGTTCTGCAAATGAGCGGAACCAAACGCTACGTTATCGGTCCTCAGAGTGAGGCTGACCTGAAGACGGTGATGCGCTCCTACTACCTCCAGTATGGGCAGAATGACCCGTCGCGTGTTTCAGAGGAACTCACACTCCTGAACAACCGTGTCATTGGCTGGTGCGCCAACAACATTCTGATTCAGATTGAAGCCTACAAGTACTACCGCAAGGACATTGAAGATTTCCCGGCTCCCATCGAGCGCCCCGTGATGACGAACATTTATGGAACGCGGACTTCGGAACTGCGTTCATTTTTTTAAGGATTGAACCGCTGAATGTGACCTAAATGTGCTAATGAAACGTTATACTTTGCTGCGAGTTCTTTTTGAGTTTGAACTCCCTTTTGTTTACGAATATCGTCACACTGTTCTCGTGTTAGTATGGAACTACCATACGCTGATCTATTTTTGTCCTTCAGATTCTGGGTTAGTTTTGTCTGCCGCATTTTTTCAATAGACTCTTGGCTAGGTTTATTTCCCTTCATTCTTTCAGAGATACGCTGACATACTTCCAGCAAATGTTTGTGCCCTGGCTTACCTTTTAAGGTTTGAGATATCTGACGGCGCTGAGTATCACTAATAACCCTGCCTTTAGCTTTCGCCGATATTTTGGCACGAGTTTCATCAGAAAACTTGCGCCCGCTGTTAGCTAAAGACATCTTTGCAGTGGATTCGGGGTTTATGATCCTACCTTTTAAAGCAGCAGAGATTTTTGACTTAGTTTCATCAGTATGCTTGACTCCAACCCGACTTGCACGTATCGCGACTCGGGTTGTCAGATTCATCTTGATCCCGGTTCTAGCAACCCTGCTACCTCCACACCATATCATATTATACCCTCCGGGCGTGTCCCATACATAGGATTCATATTGCTCTGCATAATACGCTTCCATATTGTTCAACGCGTCATACGGAACGCTACACAATGACTCAACGCGAAACGCCTCCATTCCATATTTGCGTATAGCACAATGTATTGCATACCCCGATCCCTTGTTTGCGCTACTGATGTGTACATTCCACCGGCGCATCGGCGATATAAACCGTGTCTGTCCAACATACACTTTCCCGTTAACTGTGTTTTGAAGAAGATATACACATCCTGACATTGTTCTTCGTTTGACATTTTCTATCTAAATCTAACCACCCAGTAATGTTGGTTAGGTTTCAGGGACACACCTTTCTTCACGAGGGACGCTGGTTCATCTGGGATACAGGGATGGATCTCTTTCGACCCATCGATGGCTTCGCATGGGATGGAAACTCGTGGGTTATCGACGATCGCGCATATCGTAAGGACCCACTGGAAAAGACATATGGGTTTGGTTCTGCCGAGACGCTTGTCAGGTGTGTCAAGCTCGGTGAAACCTATGGACAAAAAATTGAATCGGCACCGGTGGCATCCTATCTTGCTATCGGTACTCCGGAATGGTTTCGAGACCGCCCGGTTACCTTCACTCACAAGGCACCACGTGATGTGGGATCTTGGAAGCGACTGGTAAAGGGTCGTGCGCGGACCTGCAAAAAGCGTTCATCAAACAAGTTTACAAAGCGCACACTCTAAGTAGGTATGCGCGTGAATATTATCGGCAATACAAATTCGTTGGGATTAGCCCAAGACATTCATATCCTCCACGGTATGATCTTCAACACATTGGGGAAGGGCACGGTCATCCGTCACGTTCCTCATTTTCACCCGCAGTGCGAAGAGGCAGAGATCAACTTCTTTGTCGAGTCCATCAATCCTGCGCTGTTTCAGTTTGCCGCAAAGAATGTGTGGGTTCCGCACCCCGAGTGGACTCGGAAAGCGTGGGAGCCCTATGGCAAGATGGTGGACGAGATCTGGGTCAAGACACGCGAAGCGGAGAAGCTGTTTGCTCCGTGGGGAAAGACGCGATACATCAACTGGACATCGGTTGATAAGACGGTCCCCGAGAAGAAGGACTATAGCCGCGCACTGGTGCCGGTTGGCAAGAACATATGGCGCCACCCCAAGCCAATTGTTCAAGCGTATATGCGGATCCAACAGACGGATCTCGAGCTGTTTGCCAAGCTCCCTGTGATTGACTTGGTGTACTACGATATTCAGGTCCCCAAGATCCCGGACTCCGTTGCCTCCAAGTTTGTGGTTCACGACCAGCGCATGTCTGAGAAGGACTATGACAAGCTGATGGCAGACTGTGGTCTTCTGATCTGCACCTCTGCTGCTGAGGGATTCTGCCACGCTGTCAACGAGGGTATGTCCGCCGAGTGTATCCTTCTGCTTAGTGTGATTGAGCCATTTCGCGAGCTGACTCACAAGGCTCTGTGGGTGTCAAGTTCGAAATCAGTTCCTCACCCCGAGTGCTTGGGTGTGTTGGAGGATGTGGAGGTCGGTTCCTTAGTCGAGTCACTTAAAATGTACGCCAGCATGGATCACCACCAGCTTCGGTCTGAAAGTCGAGGAAATCGTGAGCGGTATGAAAGTCGTCATCAGAAATTCTTGGTTGCTATCGAAAAAGCAATCAAGGAGATCACGGCTGGTCTTGAGACCTACTCTATTGAGAAGATGCTCCCCAAGGAGGAAGACTTGCCCTTCATCTCCGTCATTACCATTACCCGTGATCGCCGAGCCTTCATTCCGCTTGTCAAGTATGGTCTGGTCGCACAGACATATCCTGCAGAGAAGATCGAGTGGATCATCGTGGATGACGGAAAGGACCAGATCAAGGACTTGATCACGGATATGAAGAATGTTGTGTATGTACTTGTCGAGGAACCCATGACAATCGGAGCAAAGCGGAACCTTGCCGTGACCTATGCGTCCCACGACATTCTTGTGAACATGGACGATGACGATGTCTATCCAAGCAACAGCCTCCTGTCTCGCGTTGCACATATGCTTGCGGAACCAAAGAAGGAGTGTCTCTTTTCGACTGTGATCCCGTGCTATGACATTCATGAAAAGAAATCCTTCATGAATGTGCCTCCGATCAAACTTCCGATGTGCGAGCGGGTTTCTGAGGCTACCCTCTGCTTCACATGGTCATTTTGGGAGGCCGGACGGTTTCCGGATCAACAGATTGCTGAGGGTGGTGGATTTATTCGTGGACGTGAACACCAGTGTCGCGAGATGTCTCCTCAGGATATCATTGTCAGCCTGATTCACAAGAAGAATACGTCGTCTCGCAAGGCCCCTCCGATGGCTGAGCCCAACGGGTGCCACTACGGATTTTCTGATGAGTTGTTTACTTTGGTTACAGAGATCGGCGAGTCTATCTAGTTACGCAAACAGTCCCGCGTGACGACGGGAGCGACGGTGACGGCGACCTCCACGACGGGTACGACGGCGACGCCCACCCTCCTCCGGCATCTCCTCGCCCGTCTCCGGATCCACCACACCACCCATCAGCTTCATCTTCTTGAGCATCGCCTTGACCTTCTTGGTCATCCGGCGGCGACGTCCTCCAAGAGGCGCCGGCGACATCGAAGCACCACCCATCTTAGTCGTAGGATCAGACATTTGTTTGTTTTAAGCATTACATATTTTACGCCGAGCATGAGAGACATGCGGGCGGTTCAACAGTAAACTGCTGTGCCTTGGCGGCGGCTTTTGTACGCAGATAATAGCATCCAGTCTTTAGTCCTGTCTTCCATGCATAGAAGTGCATCGACGACACCTTGGACGGAGTGGGCTCAGACAAGAACAGATTCAGGGACTGCGACTGGCAAATGAACGGGGCGCGATCGCGAGCCATATTGATAATGGTCTTCATCGGAATCTCCCACACTGTCTTGTACAGCTCGCGGAGTTCAGCCGGAAGCTCAAGCATTGACTGAATCGATCCATTGTTGGCAATGATCGACGTTCGAACATCCGATGTCCACAGACCCAGCTTGACCAGATCCTCGACCAAATACTTATTGACCACCATGAACTCACCCGACAGGACGCGTCGAGAGTACAGATTGGAGGTGAAGGGCTCAAAGCACTCATTGTTGCCTAGGATCTGGGAGGTAGACGCAGTAGGCATCGGGGCAATCAACAAGGAGTTCCGCATTCCAGTGGAACACAGCTTGCGAAGACGCGCCCAATCCAAATAGGTGGACTTTGGTGTCTCGCCCCACAGATCAAACTGCATCTTGTTTTGACTTATCGGTGATCCCTCGAAGCTTGGATACGTATTGTCTGCATTCAGACCAACACCGCGCCAGCTGTCAGACGATGCACCCAGCATACTTGTGGTTGCTGCTGCGTAGTACATGTTCTCAAAGATCTCGCGATTTAGGTTGCTTGCCTCCTCAGATGACCAGGGAAGACGGAGCATTGCAAAGACGTCGGCAAGACCTTGGATACCGATTCCGATGGGACGGTGGCGGAGATTGGAGATCTTGCACTTCTCGGTTGGGTAGTAGGTCTTGTCAATGACAAGATCCAAGTTCCGAGCGAGGATGGAAGTATACTTGCGAAGCTTCTCAAAGTCAAACTTGCCATCTGCGACGAACTTGGGGAGAGCCAAAGACCCGAGGTTGCAGACCGCCGTCTCCTCGGGGGAGGTGTACTCGATGATCTCGGTACACAGGTTGGAGGACTTGATGGTGCCGAGATGCTGTTGATTGGACTTGGCATTACACGCATCCTTGTACAGCAAATACGGGCCACCGGTCTGAATCTGAGCATCTACTATCATCTGCCATAACTTCTTGGCAGGGATCTCCTTCACAGCGAGGTTCTTCCGCTCATATCCACAATACAGCTCCGTGAACGCATCGCCCCAGCAGTCGGCAAGTCCAGGACACGTGTCGGGACTGAACATGGACCAGTAGGCATCCTGTTCCACGCGCTGCATAAACAGGTCGGGGATCCAGAGACCATAGAACAGGTCGCGGGCCCGCTCATCGTCATTGCCTGTATTCAACTTCAGGCGCAGAAACTCCTCAATGTCGGCATGCCACGGCTCCAGATACACTGCAAACGATCCGTTGCGCTTTCCACCCTGGTTCACATACTTAGCCGTATCGTTAAAGACCTTCAGCATCGGCGTCAGACCGGTCGACTTGCCGTTTGTTCCCTTGATGGTTGCATCGCGGGCACGAATGTTATGAACGGACAGACCAATGCCACCCGCCCACTTGGAGATCTGCGCACACTCGCCCAGCGTATCGTAGATGCCCTTGATCGAATCATCCTGCATGTGGACCAGGAAGCAGGAGCTCAGTTGAGGATGCGGCGTCCCCGAGTTGAACAGGGTCGGCGTGGCATGGATGAAGTACCCCAAACTCAGGGCATCGTAGGTCTCCTTCACCTTTGCAACGTTGTCACCGTGGAGCTGAATGGCAACACGCATCCACATGTGTTGGGGACGCTCCCAGACGCGACCGTTGGAACGACGGAGCAAGTAGCCCTTCTCTAGGGTCTTGTAGCCAAAGTAGTCAAACATAAAGTCGCGGGAGTACTCGATCATCTCCCCAAACTTAAGATCCTGGGCCACGCAATAATATGACTCATTCACAACGCCATCATCAAACAGGACCTGTGCAACATCGATCAGACGACTGGGCGTGTTCTTCTGGTGATTATCAATCACGAGACGGGCTGCCAGCTTCCCATAGTTCGGGTGGTACCGAGCCTGCATCATTGCACACGTCTCGGCAGCAAACTCGTCTAGCTCCGAGGTCTTGATTCCGTCCTGAATCTGACTACAAACCTTCTGCGCGACCAAATCAGGGTTGACATGAGCAAGTCCATCTGCAAGCTTCTGAATGCGAGTCAAGACCTCGTTAAAGGAAACCGGCACCCGAGTCCCATCGCGCTTCGTGACGTACATATGGTCAGACATCTTCACTACTATATCACCCATCCTTACCTTTAAGCGGGTAAAAGTTAAAAAATGTTTTTTTTGTTCTACTCGTAGTCGCGAAAGGCGATCCCAACCGGAAACCGGGGAATCCCATCGTCTGTGAGCTCCTGGTAGCGGACAGTCAGCTTCTTTCCGACAAAGTCATCCGCATACTTGTCAAAGAGAGCCCCACGCTCCTCGTGTGTTCCGCGCGGGCGGACGTGGAAGGTCTTCTTGTCCTTGGTCTCGCAAATCCAGATGACCAGTCCCTTCTCCGACCCCTCTCCGTCTGTGTATCCCGTCACCACAAACTCGTCGTCCATAAACTCCTTATACTTCTGCAAGTCCTTAGAGCGGGCGGCGAGCTGGTACAGTCCCGCCGCGTTGCGGATGATCAGTCCCTCCGATCCCTCAGCAACAAAGCGATCGTGAAATCCCTTCAGATCCTCCTTGCGTTCACACTGCACCGTCGCAAGCTGGCGAACATGCTCAAACGGCCGCTCCCCGTTGAACAGTTGGTACACATCGTTAAAGCGATCTGCAAACGGCTTCTCGTTCACGCAGTCGTACACCCAGTACTTGACCTGGCGCAGCAGAACCTTCTCCGCCGCATTGTGCTTCTTCTTGCGCACCAGTCCCACAAAGTCCTGGAAATTCAGCGTCTCCGAGTACAGCTCTCCATCCAGGATCAGGTCCACCCCTGTGAGATCGGCGATGATGTGCTCCATGTCCGGAAACACCTTTCCCTGGCGGCTCGTAAGAACCCCGTTGCGGTAGATACAGCGAACCCCATCCAACTTTGCCTGCACATAGCAGGGAAACTTGATGTCCTTTCCACGCTTGTGGTAGTCGTGCGCCAGCATGGGCAGAAGGGCCACGTGTGCCGCAACTGCCGGTGCGTCTGCCACCCCTGGCACATGCGCATCCCCCAGGGACTCCGCATATCCTCCTGTCTTCTTCTTGTCCCACGCCGACTTTGCCTCTGCCGCTGCTTGTTCGGCTGGCGTTGTTGCGTTCTTCTTTCCCAAGTTCTTCCCGCTCTCGATCGTCTTCTCCTTCACCGTCACGGCTCCATCCTCATACCCGTAGGATACGCGAATCATTGCCCCAATCGTCTCGATATTCCATACCTGCGTCTTTCCAGTCTTCGACTTACAGTAGAGAGTAGGAAGTGCCATTTTGTCCGCCCACCTTCTATTGTCCTGAACCTCAAAAATCCATTTTAGACGATGCGACTACATAGAGTATGGAGAACAGAGTACTTCGATTTTACGAGCTGCATAACAACAAGTGGTTTCACATAATGAACTGGTCACTTGATGTTATCAAGACGCAGGGTAAAAAGGATCGATGTTTGTTGATAAAATACGGATCTTGTTTTTATTTTTGAATACCCGTTTGGATCGTCAAAAATACCGCATGCGGGGCTCGAACCCGCGACATTGGGCTTAAAAGGCCCACGCTCTACCAGCTGAGCTAATACGGTGAGATGCGACACGTGGGGATTGAACCCACGACTACGGCCTCATAAGGACCATGCTCTACCACTGAGCTAGTGTCGCGAAAGTACGCCATGTGGGGATTGAACCCACGGCCTCGGGATTAGAAGTCCCGCGCTCTATCCACTGAGCTAATAGCGCAAATGAAAAATTTATTGTTGTTGTTACCGGTACCGGGAATCGAACCCGAGCCAAGGCTGTGAAAGAGCCCTATCCTAACCACTAGACTATACCGGTTGGTGGTGCCACCAGGGATCGAACCTGGGTTCGGAGGTTCAAAGCCTCCTGTCCTAACCACTAGACTATAGCGCCATATGTTTTGTGTGTTTTACGTGTAAGTGTTTAGAAGCGGGACCCGATGTCGAAGAGTGCCCCGTTGTGCTCAAACGCCTGCCCCACGTTCGTGTAGGTCTGGCGCCCGTAGTGCACCACGTCATCCCAATTGTCAAGGTCTGCTGCCTCCTCAAGTTCCTCGTGGGTCTTTGCGCGCTTAACCCGGATCTTCTTCTTCACAACCTGCCACCCCTTCGTGTCGTCCTCCATCAGAGGCTCACAGCGGCACGGTGACGGCTCCAGCCCATTGGGCATGAGCACGTGATACGCTGGGCGGTCCTGACACTCCTGCAGGCGCTCAACATACACTGCTCGCTTCTTCAGTTGGTCCCGGCGATCCGGGATGCTCATCTCCTCCGTGAACGGGTACTTCTCGCTGGCCATCAGATCGAACTTGGTAGTGGAAGACATTTTACTCGGCGCCTACTCTACTCTTAGACTGGACAAACTGAATCCATTTTGGACGATCTTTTTACACAGAATAAACACCGGACCGTGGGTATTTTTACGGAACACCTCGTTGCAGATCTCCTTTGTGGAGACAAGAACGATACCAACCAGAAGATATCGCAACATGGCTACGTTGCGTCCCTTGTCAATAGCTTCACTTCAATATGACTTGACTCTAACTCTTTCAAGAACAAACTCATTGCGTACGGCATCGGAATCTTATCGGCGCTGGTGTCCAGGCGTCCAGTTGAATGATCAAACTGCACTTCAATTCCATCGGATCGATCCATAAAGCTCTCGTGAAAAAACTTGGACATTCCGTGAGCCACCAGTCCGTCGCGCTCCATTTCACCAATCGCCAATCCGCCACCGCGTCCACGACCTTTAACAGGCTGGTGCGTCATCAGAGTCTTGGCACCTGTTGAGCGATAGTTGATCTTGTCATCTACCATGTGTTTCAGTCTCTGGTAATAGATTGGACCCATGAAGATATCTGCTTCCATCATTTCACCTGTTTCGCCATTGTACAGGATTTCATGTCCATGCGGTTCAAATCCAAGATCCGTCATCGCCTTCTTCAAATCCGAAGCACGGTTTGACGTTGTGAACGGAGTTGCGTCCACAAATGTACCTAGGTGAATACCGAGCTTGTTGCTCATTGCCTCGAGTAGCTGTCCGACTGTCATACGTGTTGGCAGACCGTGGGGATTAAACAAGATATCTGGGCGGACACCACGAGACGTAAACGGCATGTTCTCTTCGGGAATGATGTACCCAACCGTACCTTTTTGCGAATGACGGGACGCCATCTTATCGCCCGGAACCGGCGAACGCTCTTCTACAATACGGATTTTGACACCCATCGTACCATCGTCCAGTGTATAGCGGTAGATTGCATCGACACGCCCATGTTGACCACGCTTAGGAACCTCAGAGGAGTCGCGCCATTTTTGAGCTCCATTTTCGTCCGTATGCGGAGTAACAATCCCAACCAACACAGTGTCTTCATCAATAATCGAGTTCAGCTTGATAATGCCATCTGCATCCAGCATCTCATACGACAACCCCTCCTTGCGTTTCACTGCGTCTGTGTATAGGGGATTTGTTACAGGGTTTGCAAACATTGATTTGACGGGAGGAATCGTCGACGGATCCAACAGTTCTTCGCGGACATTGTAGGAGTGAAAGTAGTGCGTCTTGAACATTCCACGCTTCAGAGACGATTGGTTGATGATCATTGAATCCTCCTGGTTGTTACCGCCATACACCGTAAAGGCAACAATGGCATTCTCACCGTATGGCATACACCCGCCAGCACCCATCATTTCCCGATAGACCCATGTATGGGACAATGGCTTCTGTGGATTGACTGTAATGGAAGAAATCGTATCAAATCGTTTATTGTAGTTGGTATGAAACCACGAACACGCCTGCTTCTGTTGTGCAATCGCAAAGGTATTGCGAGTGCCCGGATTGTGATCGGAGAAGGGCGTCAGACTTGCAAGAGGCGACATACAAAAGGACATGTGAATCTCTGACTGAAGCGTCGGGTGGAAAGGAGTCAGCGAAAACCGAGACACCCCCGACTCCATTGCATCCACATAGTCCATTAGCTTTGTCAACCCTTCCCACGTCTTGGCTCCAAGAACCGCCTTCTCGGTCACACCCTGTCGCCATACCGGGCGAACCGGACGACCCGAGTCACAGGAGATCGTGTATACATTCTCCAGACGATTCCACGCCAGAGATACGTCATAGCGAAAGGTTCCGGCACGACGAAGAGCAACCAGCTTTGAATGTAGATCTTCTGTATCGCCGATGCACAGTCCAACCAGATCCGAGTTCACATAGACGCGAGTCCAAGTTGGAATCCACGTTGACGGATGTACGTCTTCAATCCGACGCATCGTGATGTTTTTGAACAGCTCTTCCCGAACAACCGACGAAGGAAATGGAGTGGAGACCTTTGCAAGCAGTGCCAATGACTTTAAGTGTCCAACACTCGAACCGTCGGGAGAATCGGTCGGACAGAGTAGACCAAACTGCGACGCATACAAACGACGAGGAGGCGCAGTGTTCATCTGGGGATCAATCTGCAAAGCTGTGCGACGGAGCTGAGACAAATAGCTAACGTAGGACAGACGGTCCACTTCTTGCGCAATGCCGTTGCGTCCTCCCCACTGTCCCTTGAAGGACTTGACGAACTCATTCATCATTCGATACTTACGCCAATAGGTTCCGACGGTTTCTCGCTCGACCAGAGTCGCCAGTCCACGACCTTCATACGTCTTGCTCTCATACTGAATGCGTGAATCTAACTTGAGGATCATGTCTTGTGCAGTTTCCTTGTAGATTCGGCGAAACTCCTGGAACATCAGATCTCCAGATGTGTTGAAGCGCTTGTACTCGATGTTGTCGCGATCCGACGTAGGGAGACGCCCAAGGGAGACATCGATCGCCATCCGCACCATTTGTGCAAGAAGGTACGCTTTCCGACGCAACAGGGTACCCGCATTCTCTGACTTTTCAATGTGAGGAAACATCTTTTTGTATATATTTTCTATGACCTCAGAACTGTACTTGCGAGTGGTTAGCCGTACAAGAATCTCAAGATCGGATCCTGCATTTTCGAGCATCGCATCGTGGCTAAAGATAATCTGCTGGATCGTATCGTCGTATGCAAGGCGATCGCGATCAGGAACATCTGCCAAAATCATGTCATACAAATCGCGATCTGTTGTGACTCCAAGAGCCGCAAAGACACTGAGGACGGGAACCGGTTCCGTAAATCCAGGCAGAGTCACAACTAGACTACGTTTGCCACGGCTTGCCTGTGCGAACCCCGACACTCTTGATCGATATGCCTTGCTCTTTTGGAGAAGATCTGTATCCACATCTACCCACGCAGACGGTGAGCTCAGTACAAGGAAATGACCAAAGGGTCCATTGGAAGCATCTTCGGAGACGGATCGGATACTGACATAGTACTCCCGGTCTCCTTCGTATGGCGTCTTCTCTACACGCTTCATCTCAGCTGTTTCCTCGTCGTCGTCTCCCGACGTATCTACTGCCTTGCGTTTGCGTGAACCTGAGTA